ATGACAGAGCCGTTGGGCATCAGGCGTGTTCTGAGACCTGAGGGATACCATTCCTTGATGTACCTGCGCCCTGCCTCTGAGAAGGCGTCCTCCTCTGACATGGCGTCATCTATCAGTGCAATGTGTGCTCCGCGCCCTGCTATCTGTGAGCGTACCCCCGCTGCGTAGTAGATACCGTTCTGCTTGGTCTTCCACTTACCAGCGGCTCTTACGTCCTCTCTGAGCGTTGCCCCGGGGAATATCTCTTGGTAGAGGGGCATCTTGAGGATGTCTCTGACAGTTCTACCAAAGTCTGAGGCCAGCTGGTCAGAGTGAGATATGCTCATTATTTCGTGAGAGGGATAGTTACCAATGTACCAAGAGGGAAAGAGTTGAGAACAGAGCAGGCTCTTAGAGGAGCGGGGAGGGAGAAAGACCATTAGTCTCTGTGGGTCAGGAGAGTCTACCACTCTCTGCAGTTTTCTGGAGAGCACTTCTATGTGTCTGCCCACCTTGAAGTCTGAGACAAGAGAAGGGGCAATGAACTTGACATAGGAAAAGAAGTCTGTCTTGGCAGTCTCCACTGCTCTGAGGTACAGGTTCTCTCTTAGTTTTAGCTGGTGTTCTTCTGGAGCACCTTCCACTTATTCTTCTCCCTTGCCCCCTTTGATGACAGAGAGAGAATACCCAGAAATGTCTGCCAGTCTCTTGATGTCACTGTCTACATCAGGGGTGAAGGCTTCATCTACACCCTGAAAGGTGGTGTTCTGTTTGATCTCTTTCTTGTCAATGAACATGCCTAGGTGCTTGCCCATGTTCTCCAGAGAGCGGTTGGCATTGGTATAGTCCTCTGCCTCTGTGGCTCTCATATAGGTTTGGTACATTTTGTCTAGGACTTTCTGTGCATTCCAAGATACCTTCTCTACAACGTCCTCTCTGAGCATCTCTATGTAGGCTCTGAGCTTGGGATTGGAGAGGTACTGCTGTGCTCTTCTGGCAGTTCTGGTACGGTCCAGCCTACCGTCCTTGGTATTCACCGGGGCATACCCTGCCTCTACCAGTGCATGAATAGGATCATTGGTTTCTATGTAGACCTCTGCAAACTTGGTCTGTTTCTTGGTAAGGTTGTAGGCCTCTGATCTTGCATTGGGTCTGGGTTTAGCACCAGACATAACTTCTTCACTAGTGGTCAATTTTTAGCACCCCTTTAAAGAGAGACAAGAAGAATTAATTTTTATTATAATTTATAAGGAGGGGTCTTGCAATATCTTTGTTTTCATGTTACCCTGTGCAAAGGCACCCAAGGAGAACTCTTATGTGTTATTATGTACTATTAAAAGAATAATAAAAAGAAAGATATTATGTGTTATTAGGAGTAGCACTTGTGTTGTTCTTTTTTAGTACCCCCGCCAAATACCCCCGTTTTTTGATTTTTGTAAAATTTGCTCCGCTTATGGGGGTCCCAATATATATAAAAAACGTTACCCAGCGGCACGGGTCCCCGGGGGTAGGTCTCCACTTCGTATAACTAAACGAGCGTTGAGCGAGTTGCATTATGCCCCGCAGGGAAATTTTTTTTAGGCATAAAAAAGCCCGGGCCAGCACGATCGCCAGCCCGGGAAGTTTAGCAGCAAGTCCTAGATAAAGACTTCGTTGGTCTGGCCGGATTGGATGTGCTGGTCCAATGAACGAATTGGCGTGTTCTCAATTTTCCGCCGGATCACGGTGGCCAGCGTGTCTACGCTTTCCGGTGTGATCTCGATCTTGTTAAGGCGTCCGGTTCCGGCATTGTGGTAGTCGTTCCATGCGGCCACCTTGGAAACTTCAAGGCCTTCGCTGCTGCCCATGCGCTCCCATGCTTTGCGCGGGCCACGTGCCCTACCGATGCGGTGGTTGAACTTGGCCATTGGACCGTGGTCTAATTCCTGCTTAGACAATCCGAATGCGCGGCCCAGCGCAACAGCTGAAACAAATATAGACTTCCCGCGATATGTGGGGATGTCCATCTCCGCGCCAGCCGAACCAACTTCCCATATCCCTAGGTTGGGATCAATGAAGCGGCGGACTGCCCAGACTGTCTCCTTGTAACAGCTGGTGATGAACTCCGGTGTTCCAGCGATGGCGTGCACTAAGCTGGTCTTGCTGTTGCTAACTGGTGCAGTGCCCAATGTGGTATTGATCAGGCCCGCGTCACGTACCTGATCGAAAGCATCAAACAATTTTGTGCGGACCAGTCCGTTTGCCCAAGTGCTATATGTAGAACACTCAAACATTGCCGTTCCGAGGTTCTCCATCTTGCCAGTTTGGGTATCCAGCTCAATCCGGCCCGCATAAAAGCGGTCCTTCATTTGCTGGTATGCGCCCAGCCCGGTGTGGCCCATCAAGAGATAGGTCTTGTTGCTGTCCGTCTGGTCTGCTGCTGCTAGAATGTACTTGGTCATTGTCTTGGTCTTCCTAAGTTGTTGCGCAGGCCGATTGCCTACAATAGGGATATTGGGTGTCTTGGCCGGTTTTCAAGGACACCATGTCGTTTTTTTTGTATTTTCTTCACTTTTTTTTACTGGCCAAGGGTTTGCCCACGTGCTACGCCTTGGGACTTGGCCGCGTGTTCCGGCCGGATGTTCTTGGTTTGTTCCGCCAAGGTGCGTACCCGGCCCCGGCCCGGTGGACGTAGACGTAGACGCAGAAGTAGACGCAGGTGGACGCAGAAGTAGACGCAGGTGGACGCAGAAGTAGACGCAGGGACGAATGCCTATGCTATACTCTTGCAGGGACAGGCAAAGGGGCGAACATAAAACACAATATAAAACAAGAACTTGCTTGTGATATCAATAAAATACAAATTTATTTCATTTTACTCTTGTTTTCCCTTATGCGGTATGCCATAACATAGACACCTTTAACAACCATCAAGGCCTAACATCATGGCTCAATACAATCTTATCGGCGTCGGAACCAATGCAAAGACCGTCAAGGGTGACGGCTCCGAGTATATCACGGGCATTCTATACCTTATTCCCGAGGTTAAGTTATGCCCTATGTCCATCATTGCAGGGTGCCATGAACCCTGCCTAGTATCTGCAGGGCGCGGCGCTTTCAATAGTGTACACGCAGCACGGGAGCGGAAAACCAAGCTACTCTTATCTGACCCGGTGGAGTTCAAGCGGCTCTTACGTGAGGACCTGACCAAGTTCGCGGCCTATTGCAAACGCAAAGGGGTGCAACCTGTCATCCGTCTCAATGGCACGTCGGATAAGTCATGGCTGGATATCATCCGGGAGTTTCCAGAAATACAATTCTACGATTATACTAAGGTATTTAACCGGGTAGCCAAGGACCTCCCGGAGAACTACCACCTCACCTTGTCATACAGCCGGGCCAATCCAGAATATGCGGATAAGGTGCTGGCCTACGCTGACAAGTACAAGGCCAATCTGGCCGTGGTGTTCCGGGATAAGCACAATATCCCCGAGACCTTCCTAGGCCGTCCCGTGATAAACGGGGATGCGGATGACCTCCGGTTCCTTGACCCTCAAGGGGTGGTGGTTGCCTTGTATGCCAAGGGCAAAGCCAAAAAAGACACAAGCGGTTTCGTAATTGACTAAAAAAACTATTGACAGGGGGAAACACCCTAGCCTATATTCCCCCTGTTACTTACTTTCAACATAGAGGACTAGACACTATGACCTGCAGACAAAAACTATCCCCGGTGAAGAGCTACAAGGTGGGCGGGATAACATACCCGCGCTATGTTTCCGACACGCACCTAGAGCTTGCCGAGTTGCTCCGGGATAACCTAGACAACTGGCTCAAGGGGGTGCTCCCCATGTCTACGCCGGGACTGCGTAAGGTATACGCGGAGGAGATCACAGATCAGGCATTCAATGCCATACAGGACCTCGCCCTAGAGGTTGACGAAACACCGGAGGACTATTAACCATGGGTAAACGTCAGGTGATCCACGTTAACCAGCACATCATCAAGGCAAACAGGAAGTCGGGGGAGCGCACACCTCCCCTGACCATGAAGAGCTA